CCCAAACTACTGCGATATCTAAAGATGTTGTGGGCGTAGCTATTATAAGATCAGTTTCCTTAATTACACTTAACACTTTATTATTCTTCGTGCAATACTGTGTGTCACAATATATTTTAACATTATTCCTTCCAGGAAAATTAATAAAATCTCTATCAAACAGTGGATTAGAATTTGTAATTATTGATACTTGATGACCACAATTTGCTAAACAATGTGCAATATGCCAACTATATAGACGTCCACCAGAAATATAATTCCCTAAATTTTGAGTAACAAATGTTATCTTCATGTTATTCTACATTCTTCCAAGATCTGTAATTAACTATACCAAGAACCGAAGCGTAGGAAATTGGAAAAATATCTTTTATTTTTCCAGCAGACATTCCCTCTTTATAAAGTTTTCTTATTTCTCTGACTTGATCTATAGTTACTTTGCTTAAATTAGACTTTCCCTTACTTACGGCATCTTGAATATTATCTGATTGAGTACCTATAAATAAATGATCGGGATTAAAACATAACCTATTGTCACATTTGTGCAATACAAATAAATCAGAATTTAAATCAAATCCTAAAAATACACATGCAGAAACTCTGTGAACATATGTTAACTTTCCCAAATAACTAATTTGACCATATCCGTTAGCTTGTACATAACCAGCCCATTCCCAACAACCAGTTTCAAGATTAATAGATTTTCTTTCTAATAATCTATCTTTAATTGGTAAACTTCCTCTATTAAACAGTCCCATACTTTAATAACACAACTTAATAATCAAAAACAAACTGGCAGAGGTTATTAGCCTCTGCCAGTCTTAATTCTAAGTTTGAACTATCTTACGACACAATAGTCTGAGAAAGATTATCAATGAGCACTATCGCATCGAGATAATTGTGGTTGTATGCGATTCTCTCGGAGACTACATACTTACGTTGGTCTTGTTCGATCACCTCGGCACTCTTCACCTTAATCATGCGGCGATCACCGATCTCTGGCGAATTCTTCCAGAACATAACCGCATGACCAGCAGGAGCCTGTGGACATTCATAGAAACGAACACCGTAGATAATGGTAACAAGGCCATCATTTTCACCAGCAGAACCAAGGCCAGTAATGAAAGCCGCCTGCAGAATACCGGCTTCATTAGCCTTCTGCCAAGAAGCGTTACCACGGATGTTTGAAGCTTGTTCACTAGGAACAATGCCACGAAGAAGACCTTTGTTACGACCGTACTTACCAAGATTGTACAACGCCTTATTGACCATATCTGGATCAAACGCACCACCACCAGCATCAACAGCAGTAGCAGCACCAACTCCACCAGCCGCAGTGAACAAGCCAGTGAAAGCCAATCGTGCATCACGCTGATACCAATTACCAGCCGTAGCGCTCGCGGGATCAGGAGAAGTGGCCGTATGAGTCGTATCACCCTGAAGAATGGCAATTTCTTCCGCTTCTGCAACAGCATCAGCGAAATCACGAAGAATCTGATCGATAAGGTCGGGCTGAGAATCTTCAACACTTTCCTCATCCACAACACAATAACTCATCAGTTTCTTTGCGGTCCACGTAACAGACGTGGAAGTAAAACCACTCTCAGTCGCCTGAACACCATCCGGAATGTAATACGCAGACATTCCAGAAGCACGTTTTGGCTTCTTCCAAGTACGAGCAGACATTGGGAAAACGTTGATCAACCGACGCATCAGGTTGATATCACGAATATAATCCAAAACCTGTAATGCAAGCGGAGCAGGGAGATAAGAAGAAATATCCGAATCACCCTGATCAGCAGACACTGCAAGAGCTTTACGCAGCAAGCGCAGATCTTTCTTGCTATACTCTTTCAGCGTAGGAATAAACGACTTCTTTTTCATTTCTTCTCACCTCCCAGTTTTTGTCATCCGAAAACTAACATCTTTCAGTTTAACAACTTAAACATTAATCTTTCTTGGAAATTGCAGACTGCATCAAGCGGAACCACAAAGTCTTAGCAATCTTCTGGTCTTTTTCCGGCATTTTCTTGAACTCATCAATGTCAGCCATAACATGTTTCAGATAAGGCAGACATTTCTCGTTATCAGGATCAAGGCATTTCTCAGGAGCCACATCGGTCTCCTCTTCGCCCTCTTCCTCTTCCTCATCTTCGTCATTTACAATACCCTTACGCGAAGGCTCTTTGGTCATCTTCTCAGAGAGAGACTTCATCTCTGTTTGAAGTGTGGTGGCCCACGCAGGAATACCATCATCGGTTTTCTTCGTTTCTTCTTTCTTGTCTTCCGGTTTCTTTTCCAGAAGTTTTGTGATGTTGGCGCTAAGATCAGCGAAACCCTTGCTAATCGGAGCAATGGCTTCATTGATCATTTCTTTCACCTTATCTTCGGTGATAACCTTGGCAGCATTTTCCTTAGCCGTCTTCTCGGTCAATTCCTTTGCAGCCTTCTCTTCCTTCTCTTTTGCTTCCTTCTCTTCCTTAGTCATTTCCTGTTCCCTTTCTGAATCGACAAAGCCTTTAAAGGCTTTTTCCATAACAGCAAAAATTGACGCTTTGGCATTCGCAGGAATGCCAACAACACTGACTTCGAACAACTCAATTTCAAGTACCTTAAAGCCGATTACTCTACCTTCTTCGTCGCGCTCTACTTGTACTTTTTTGAATCGTCCGCCAATACTGAACGAATTAAGAATCTTTTCTTTTATCTTAGTCCAAACATCTTTACAATCTTCTGCTGAACTTATAAGTACTTTAACTATAAGACCAGAACCATCTACAGCAGTTTCTAATGTACGACCAATAGCCATTTCACGATCATGATTAAGAAATACTGTATTAGATCCTGGTTGAAGAAGATCGTCTTGAGCTTTTTTCAAAGCCTCCATCGTTATAATATCACCATCACGATCTTTTTCTGCAACAGATGCATATCCAGTTATAATACGTTTCTTTTCATCTAGATTTTTCTTGGTGAATCTTGCTTTAATGTGGAATGTTTTCTTAAGACCGTATTTTTCAAAATCTTTTCTAGTCTCAAGAAATTCTATTACAGAAGTATCTTTCTTTATATTGACTTTCATTAGAAGATCTCGCAATAAAAATCTGTTTTCTTTTCTTCGTAAACATACCTATCAATCTCTAACCGAAGATTATTGAGATTCTTCACAATTATAGCATTAAAGAATAGGTATTTTATTTTTGAAGTAACAGATCTTAAATAAATACTACGAACATCATCATTTTCTAACGAAATACAATCGTTCATTCCTTTTTCTAATATCTCCCACAACTTTGTTTTCCTTAATTCATGAGGAAGATGATAATCTTTAATTTTAAAAGATTTACCATTGGCAAAGATCTGTTTTTCTTTGAAAAATTCCTGAATATTAATTGTAGGAATTTCTTTTAACTCTTTTTCACCATTTTCTATAATGGCATCTACACAAAGTTGAATTCCACAAACACACTTGTCAAACAATGATTTCTTAGGTTTAGGTTTCGGCTTTGGTGCTCCGCCATTTTCTTGAATTGAAGGAGGAATAACTGTTCCGGTTGTGGGGTCTACCTGTCCACCGCCAGGAGCCATAGACAATGGAGTATTACCCCAAGGTACTTCTGCTAATCCGCGACGACGCCTAATTTCATTAATAACAATCACGCCAGATTTAAGATCATTACTATCTATTGTGCTTTGTTTTTCTATGTCAGCCAAATCAATATCAGGAAACTCCATTACAATGTCTGTATAACCAAATCCCATCTTAATTATTTCTTCAGTATAATAATGTTCTTCTCTGGTAAGAATTGGTCGAATGGCACCGTCTTTATACGATTCAACCTGTTGAACACTATTAAGTTTTCCAGTAGTAGCATCGATTATTCCCATGATAAATGGTTGCATATTATATGCTGAAAAAATCTTAGTTCTTAACTCCACACCATATTCTTTAAATTGAAGATCTCTATTTGTCAAAGCCATTCTGACATATTTAACTGGAACATTAACGGCAGCAGTCTTGTGTGCTTTATTCGCTCCTTTAAAATTTTCCTTCCAATATGAACGGAACCTATTTAATTCCGTTTTACTCATACCTTCTAATCCAATTATACCAGCAGCCTCGGCACCATTCACAAAAAACTTAGCATTATAAACAGAACGAAGAATATCTGCTGCCACAGAATTAGCTATAGAATCCATTATCTTTAAACCATACACGGAAGTTGATACCGGCAACAATGTCATAAATATCATTTCATCAATATCATACCATTGTATACTTTCATTACTTCTTCCAGGAGGTTCAAGTTTATAAGCACGTTTTGTTGGAACATTACCATGACCATCGGCAGCAATAGTTATATATTTGGGAGTTTGTGCATATAATTCCACAAGTTTTCTTGTAGAAGAACTTAAAACCTTTTCCATTGTGCTACGACCATACACTAACATATCACGAATAGATTTTTCTCTTAATTCAAAAAAATGTTCTTTATTACTATTAGGATTTTCAAGAAAATTAGAAACTTCCTTAATACGTGCAGCAATCCTACCCTTCACTTTCCTTGTTTTATCTTTAGGAACAATTTTAGGTTTGACTTTAACACAGTCGTGAACAATACGATTTACCGTAGAAAATATCCAATCATTACCTTTATAAAATCTCCAAGAATCTGCATCACTGACCGTTACCAATGCTGGACGTAATGTTTCACCATATGAAAGATCTTCTACAAAACCAGCACTATTCTTAACTTCTATTTTCCCCAACGCAGTATCAGACGGTGCAAAAATTTTTTTAATCTTCATTGATTTCATCCATTTCTACAAATCCAGAACCACCATCTGCATTTCTTTCACAATCATATATTGTACCAGCAAAACTGTCCCAAAGATCTTTAGACTTTTTTGAAGTGTGATCAACCTTTTTACCAGCAACATATTTCAAATTCTTTGCCTCATCACACAAAAGTTGACTGAACGGATACTCAACACGTTGCTCTGTAATAGCATACTTCGCAGCAACAGGGATTTCATCAGTTCTATCCAAAGAAATTAATTCAGTTTCAATACCGTGATTAGATAATATTTGTTGCATGTCTAAGGATTGAAACTGGTCGAAGGTAGCACCTACTATATTAAATCCTTTCTGTTGAAGTCTGAATATGATGAGATCACGAACAGCAGTGTAGTGATAATCATTATTCAACAACAATTTAACATTATGTTCAAGATTTTGATTAGAAACAAAACCTACCGCATCTATTTTTATGATTGGTTTTGCTTCATACCTTTCTTCTTCACTCAAATCTTCTACATCAAAATCATCACCGTGTAATTTCTTAATTTGGAAAAGATCTAATTCTACCTTTGTTTCGCCTACTATATGTCCTAAACAAAATCCCAACTTATCCTTATTTTTAGCTAAATCAAAATGAAACCAATACTGATTGTTGTTTATATCAGGAACAAACCATTCCCTCCATTCACCATTTCCCATATAAGCATTTGCAGTACAATCGTCATATTCCCAACAAGCGTATATACTTTTAACTTCATTTCTTTTCTTGTATATGGGACAATTGCGACATGTAGGACAAACAAAATCTGCCACCATATTAGGATCAGGCCAAAATGACTCAATCACACCAGCAGGCTCAGCACCAAAATCACGCATTGTTCTTCTATAATCACGCGCGAATGCAAACTTAAAATCTTCTTTCTTAATATTAGGATTTACTTCCCAAGTTGCTTTCTGTATTGTATAAGCATCAGGACGCCCTTGTAATTCACGAAATTTATTCATTGCAAAGTCATCATCAAAGCGCGGTGTTGTAATTCCTATCATTTTATAATCTTTAGGAAACCGTGTTTGACAAGAACCATATGCTGCTTCCCAACATTCTCCTGCGCGTGATTCGGATTCTTCATCTTGATCATTTTCAAGAAAAAATGCTATTTCGTCTCCTACCCACTGAATTGTATTAAATCCTAACCACCCAAACGCTTGTGAATTGACACTTATTGCTTCTATATTCTTAGCAAACTTTACATTTCTAGTTCCAGGTTCAGAATACTTTCCTTGAAACCAAGGACATTCACTTAACAATGCTTTAAATTGAACGAAAAACACTTTCATTGCTTGTGTTTCATTGCGCGCTGTATTAATGAAGTATATAGGTGAAGGTGCTAATCCAAAATATGCTTGTGGATTAACCAAACAAAGACACTTATAAATACCATAAAGGTGTAATATTGCTGATATAAAATCTTTTCCCGATCCTTTACCGAGTAATAACATAATTTCACGAACATTTTCTTTGACAACCTCACGTGCAATATCCATAATTACAGGACGGCAACCAGTACGACCATTCCATTTTTGATTAAGAAAATCTTTTCCTTCAATAAACTCTTCAATAGTTACAGGATGTTCTTCCCATACTTGTTCGTCTCTGGTAGACGATAAACCTTGTGCGATAGTAAGTAAAGGATTTTGATTGCCGATCTCTTGGCTTAATATCTTTTTAGCCATAAAATAATAATATTAATTGATGTTCTTTTATAACGTGTCTTCTTGTGCCATAGGAAGATTTAATTCTGGTTGAGTCTTTTCTTGATATTTTCGCAAATCACCCTTGGTGCGAATTGAAACTTCTAATAATTCTTGTTTAACCTTTCCTAAAACCTCTTCATTAACATTCTTCTTTAAGATATCAATAATGCAGCGTAATAAAATTTTCAATCCATCTTGTGTTAATAGAAAATCATCCTTAGACTGAATTTTATATATTTTCTCAACCGTATTACCTATAGTTTCTGTCACATTCTTCATTAACATGATTGTTGCAGGATCTGATAATGCCATTTCTTTAGCACAGATATCCTTAATAAACGCAAACTTATCATTATTCAATAATTTTTCATCTTCTGTGATAGATTTGATTATCCTAATCAGTTTGTTTGTAGGAGTTTTAGGTTTTCCTGTTGCAACATCTTCAATGAATTTTCTGTAAGCTAATCTGAGAGCAGTCAATTCTGGAATAATATCAAGAACAGCAGGATCATTTAAGAATGCATCAAATAAACTTCCTAACTGATTATTAAAAGCTCCTCTGTAGAGTGAACCAGAAGTTGACTTATTATTAGTCAATGCATATGAATTACCACCACCACATTTCTTACAGAAGAAACTTCCTTTTACTGCTGGATTACCGCAACGTTTTTTAGGTTCTTCAATCTTTTTATTTCCATTTTCATCTCTTAGATATACTTTTCCAAAACACCTAAGACCTCCACCTAATTTAGCTCTATCTTCTGTAGGAAGACAGTTAGGAGGAACATTCATCTTCCAACCATGAAGTTCATTTAATTTTTGGATTTTTTGTAATCTTTTTTCTTCTTTTGTAATTTGGACTTCCACGATCCCACCCTATTCATAATTGTAACTAGGTGCAGCCCGCTTCGCTATCGCTCCGCGGCGCTGCCGCTTATAACCTTATAAGAAGTCTGGAATTCAGATGTAAAATAAAATTTTGTCAAAGAAAGGCATAAAATATTCTTTTATAGGTATAATATTTGCTAGAAAATTTAGTGGTAGGGGTGGGAATCGGACCCACCATAGCATCCTTATAAGAGACACTCCATCAACCAGATGTTCCCTACCTTAAATTAATGGAACAATATAGCCATCTTCAACAAAAATATCCCATGTATCATTATATTCTTTAAACGATAACCATTTAAATAATCTTGTACTCCAAATCCACGTACGACCACAGTGTCTCTTGTAAATACTTCCACTATTTAATCCATACCATAAAGTACAAGAAAATCGTGTCATTTAATTAATTCCTTATAGGAATCTCTACATTCTACTATACAGATAGCTTTACCTGTTTTAGCAGCATATTCTAAACATTCATCAGTGTGTTTATGGATTAAGATTTTCTTAGAATTAATTTCCTTACCGCTGGCGAGTGCGTCTGCGGCTTTCTGGATTTCCACAGACGCTTGCACGCACGCTGGATCGAATGCCACAGAGAGCGTGATATTGATGGCGTGCAGCATTGTCGCGGCATCCGCCTCGATGTCGTGTGCCAGCTTACGAAGCAACCGCTCTCGCGCCTCATTCTGGCGCATCACAGATTCTGCGGCACTCTTCAGCATCCAGTCGCCCTGATCGCCACCGTTGCAGTAATCAAGCTGTTGCTGTAATGCATCGCGCTCTGCAGTGAGGGCGGCGATGGTGTTGTTCTTATTTTTTATGATGTTCATGTCGTATTTATTCATCATCATTTCCCTCCTGAGCGTTCGGCATCGCGCGCCCGAATGTCGTCGCCAGTTGCAAATGGACTGTCGCAAACCACCTTTAGGCGCTCGTACTCCGTGTTAGGAGGAACTTTCTCGCCAGCGAGCGCTCTATCAATGTTGTCGGCAAGGGCATAGATGGACGACTCGGCAGACTTTCGTATCTCAAGTGAACATGCACCAAGCAACACTTCCAGCGCCGCGATGCGCTCATCCTTGGCATTGAGCAACGCCGCAACTCCATGGCAGTCAGTGCGTCGCTGTCTCACCGCCTCGTCGCGCTCCTTGGTGAGGGCGGCAATCTTCGTGTCTTTGTTGCTTCCTTTGACTGGCTTACCAAGTGGCCCATCGTCTCCAACATAGTTCTCTGGTTCACATCCCATCGTTCACCTCTTTTCAATCCACCTCAACACCATCGCCACCAGCACAGTCCGTAGACAGCCAGTGCGGTACAGATGCCGTGCACAAAACCCACGTAATAACCGTTCACTTCGCACCGTCCTTCCCGCTGGCGAGCGCGGCCTGTGCTGAGTCAATCCTCAGTCGGTAGTCATCCTCGTCACCCGACAGCATACTCTCGCCACCGTCCACGAATGACTTAAGCATTCCAGCCAGAGAAATCACGTCACACAGCGCCTTCTCCAGCGCCGCGATGCGCTCGTCCTTGGCTACGCAAGGTCTACCCACTCGCTTGTCCATGCGGCACGAAAGATTACACCCCGCATGGAACTTAGTGAGCGTTTCAATCGTCTCGACATCGCATTTCCGCATACCGCACTTTCCACAGGCAGTAATGCCTTCGTCTCCCGATTGAGCGTCGAAAACGTGTTCGCAAGTTTCTAGCATTTTTGCCTCCTTGACATATCACCCAACAGGGATTCAATGCGAGTCAACTGTTCGAGCGAAAGATTGGCACTTGCCTTGATTTCCAGCACAAGGGCTTTCAACTCGACAATGTACTCGTCCCGTGTTTTGATTTCATGCGTAGCGTCTGAGTAGTGCACGTATTCGCCATGATGGCCTTCAGCATCCTCGGCGATACGCACACGTTCGATGTTAAAGCTAATCATTCTCAGTCTCCCAAGCTGTTTTCGTCTACTGTACTCGACTTCCACTTCCCCTCTGCCATCACATGCGGAATATCGGTAGCTGGGATATGCGAAGGCAACTTGTCAGTGAGCGGTTCAGTCTCCCAATCTGCCGGAACGAAATGCCCAGAGCACGTCGTAGGATCTTCGCACGATCCGTCACAGGGGCGCTTGTGCGCCGGCGAACACTCGGTGCAAAGACAACCTCCTAGTGATAGATCGTCATTTGAACAGCTACATTCCGTCATGGCGAGTCCATCAAAACCACCCTCAGCGAGGGACTTTGCTAGAAACTCAAGAGCATTCATCGTTCACCTCCTTGGTCTGGCGCGGGCCGTGTCCCTAGCGGATAGTCAATCTTCCGGATATTGGGGATACATCTTTAACGACTCCGGCGAATGTTGCATTCATCCACCGTTCCCCGTTTCAGGGTTGTCCCGTGGCGATCACGGTCCAAACACGGCCCTTCGACGGTTCGCCACGCCGCCGCACCAGACGGTTAAAATCTATTTGACATTGGTTTATTTTCTGCTCCATGTACATCACTATCAACGTATTCAAATTGTGGAATTTCCATTACTCGTTTCTTACTAGTAATTTCAAGACGAGATACATCAAACCACAAAGTATCACTTAATTTTCCATCTTTATTTTTACCAGGATTAACTTTTGCTTGTTTTATAGTCATATATCCAAAACCTTTCTAGACCATTCAGCCATTTTCGCTTTAACTTTTACCCTTAAAGGCTACCACAACACCAATTACTACTTTATAACCATCCCAGACGCTTGTTTGCAAGCAGCAATACCATCTTTAGATTGCCTACAACCCAAAATAGGCACAATTGCAGTTTCTGACAGATAATGAATAAAATCCTTACAAGTTATGACTGAAATACCCCAATTTCCACCACCATAATATTCAATCTTTCCACAATTTATCCTGTAGACCGCATAAATACAATTAACTTCTTGTTGACCAATCCACATGAAATATGTATACTTTGGTCCTTTTAATCTTTTCTTCATTTCCACATCCTCCAAATAGTAATCAACAAACAAATTAATCCCACGTGGAAAACAATAGTCAACCATTCTGCATTAGGTAAAGTATCATACCAACATTCCCTACCGCCCATTTTCTTTTTCCATGCACCTGCTATAGTTGATGTGTATAAAATACAAATCAATCCATATATTAAGATCAAAGTATTAAGATTGTCCCAAAACATTTTATACTCCTAAATAAGCGGAACAACATAAGTAAGTTCTACATCTGAATCAAACATTCCCATATTTTCCCAATCTGTAGCATCGAAATTGTGCCATTTATTATCTCCACATTTATTAAACGCTAACACCTTGTTATTTCTAATTTTAAGAATACACTCGCAAACAACATCCCACCACAACATTTTCTTTTTATGATGTTTCATCCTATGATTCCTTTATAGACAAATGGGCATTTGTACGATCCAAGACAATCCAATTTATACTCATGTTTTTAGGCCAAACTCCATATTCTGAAATATCATCTGTTGCAACAAGTTTTACAGATCTGGCAATCATCACGTACCATACATTAGGAGGTTTATCTCCAAATTCTTTTTTCCTCTCCATCTAATGGACCACCTATAAAACTAAATTTCATATCAGTGGCACCATAATTCCTGTTTTAACTTTTCTTTTAAAATCTTCTATTCCATCTTTTAGATTAATAAATTCATCAACTGTCCATTCATTATTACTTATCCAAAATACACCACTCTTCAAAACTTTATAAATCACATAGTAGTATTTTTCAGGATCATTATTCCTATTCATGCATGTTTAACAGATACATATCCAGTATTTTGATCTTTTCATTACCTCACCTCTATTCTGTCACCAAGCAAAGTAGTGTTGATAATCCCCATGTTTCTATATTCCACCCTGTTAAACAATACCCGTACCCAATCACGACGATAGCAACCAAAATCCCTTTAGCTATATTTTTCATGACTATTCTCCTTTTCGTATAAAACTACCGTCCCATTTAACTTGTTCTTCCATCCACTCACTTTCCATTTCTGCAATAGGTTTTGTTACTTTATTCTTTTCCAATACCACGACTCTCTTTTCCAGTACCTTAATTTCCCTACAACGATTTTTATAAGCTTCGTCTAGTCTCCTATATTTGTTTTCTAGAGTCATTACCTTTGCTGTGAGTGTTTGTATAGTCTTTTGCATAGCTTCGTAATCCATTTTAACCCCTTTGCCCTATTGTAATAACCAATCCCATAATGGGTTTAGCAAGTCATTTGTTAAATTTTTTGTTATTTTATGATTATCGTTATGCCCTATTGTTAGTTTTGGTTTTCAGAAAATCTTTTTTGTATATATTTTCCATGATTGGATTGGCGAAAATTGGATGATCAGGTTAAGGGTCGAACCTTAATATAAGGGGTGGTTAATCCTTAAGATCGCTATAGGTTAATAATGTCCTATATGTCAATTTCAATTTATGAAAAAAGGGTGGTGTATGCTATAGGTTAATGTCAAAATTTCCTATATGTCAATTGCAATTTTCCATTTTTGTGATGCGTATTTCTGAACGGGAATACATCCCCCATTTACCCTTACACCCCGTTACACCTATAGGGGGGGCTTACACCTACTTACACCTTATATAAAGCATTGTACTTACTTATACCTTACACAATACACCTTACCTGCGCATACCATGTTACACCTTGCATCATGACACAAAATAGGGTAGCATACGCTACCCTATTACACCTTGCTTATACCTTGTTACTACACAGCGTATGCATCACTATCAACATTATCGCCGATGCCATTATCAATACCCTTGCTAGTAATAATGCTGGGGTATGGCGTATTGTAGAAGTTGGCAACACGCAATGCTTCTTTCGGTGTGCGCTTGCTGGCCTTACCATGCAGTACCACGATATCGGGTATGCCAATCGTACTACCATCACCGACAACGTACACACTGGTTATTTTCGTAGCACCTATCAGTTTTGCTTTCATCGCAGTACCCTTTCATCGAAGTGCACAACGTAGTAGGTTGCCCGCACAATGCGGGCAACCTTGCTTATACCTTGTTACTGCGTGACCGTTTCCTCGCTAGCAACCGCTGCCGCTTGCATCGTGGCAAGCTTTGCCTTGTGTGCTTGCCATACACTAGGCAACCGGTGCAGCGCCATATTAAATGTTGCCGTTGCTTCAACCTCTTCCGGTGTAGCGTCTATTGGTGCAGCAACCTGCAACGCCTTGCCTTCGTTGCTACACTGTTCAATATAGTTGCAGATGTCGCGTAAACCTTGCTTGCTTGCCTCTATAGTGCTCGCATTATCGCGAGTCATGCGCACCATCTCACTATGCGCCACAATCCAACGACTATACTTGTTACAACCGCGCAGTGCATTGCATTCACCCACACACACACGGCCAAGCCTATAACTCCATGCCACACCACACAACAGCAACAGCCAACCGGTTAGCATTTCATCATGCTCGCTCACATCATACGCAGCAACAGCCGCACAACGTTTGTTGCTGCGCGCAACTTCAACAGCAACCGTAGCGGCTGCGCTAACACTTGCCAATAACCGCGCAAGTGTATTTCCCGGTATGGCTGCAACAGCCGTTGCAGTCAACACAACGGCTTTAATCGCACTAGCCGTTGTTGCCGTTGTTGCTTTACTGTTTTTCTTACTCATTTTCGTATCTCCCTTGCCGTACCATTACTGCGTTACCGTGTGGCCCATACCACGCGGTGTACTAACCTTACATCACAACTATCATGGCACACAATGCCATAATCGTTAGGTATGTAAGTACAACCAAAATCGAAACTTTTTGCTTTGTCGTCATTTTCTTTTCCCTTTGTGTGCTGACCCATTCAGCACAATGTACCTATAGCCAATGGTATGCCAACGACACACAATCTATAAACCCTTACATACCAACACGTTACATTTTGCCTTACTAACCTAATGTAGCGCATATTGCTACACCATAGTGCACATTGCTACACTATGCGTTGCGCAACGCTACACCGTAACTACACTAACCTATAAGTTTTTAGATTCGATATGGTAGTCGGTCTACTTACTTACACCTTACTATACTTGCCTTTATTTATACCTTGCTATCACTTTTAACATTACCAATGACAACCTATAACTAACAATAACTTGCCTTGCCTTACACCGCCTTACACCTTAGTTTTCACATATACAAAGGTGTAACACACTACGCGCAGGCGCACTAACATACTAAGGTGTAACATGGTACACCAACCTAGCGTTACATACACCAAC